GGTTCGATGATTGGAGCGCATGCTGAAGGAAAGAGGGTCAAAGCCATCACCGCCATCAAGCAAGCCCGCGCCCTCGACAAGATGGCAGAGAACGCCAGAGAGTTGGGGCTGGACTATGAGCCTGTGTTGAAAGACAGCAGCAATTACCGTTACGACCCGCCAGTTGCGGAGCCTGTGGCGTATTTGTGCGAGAACGCAGTTGGTCACAAGTATTTCCGGTGGAAGAAGCCATCAAGTGAATTCAAGCCAATTGCCCTCTACACCACCCCACCCGCAGCACAGCCAGCACCTACTGTGCAGGAGCCTGTGCCCGACTATGCTTGGCCAACGGTTGCCGACTATGAGAAGGACGTAGGCTTTGAAGTCAATGAGGCTTTCAAGATGGCTTGGGGTATGGCACGAACAACCAATGCCCTGTTTACTCAGGTGGAGAAGAACAATGGATGAACCTAAATACAGCTTCAAGCCACAATTGAACAAGCACGAGCTTTAACAAAAGGAAAACCATGAGACCCGCTATCTTCTCAACGGACAACCCACCACAGCCAATCACCTGCGTAGAAACCCTGGAGTACATCCAAAGCCTGCGCAGAAGGATTGAAGTACAGAACGACCAAATGGAGGCCCTGGCCAAGGAAGTCATGCAGTACAAGACGGAGGTCGACAAGCTCGCCCTCGACCTGGGAATCAAGGACGGCGGCCCAGGCCTGGGCTGGGTCCCCGTCAACACGAACAGATCGGGCATGCCATGACCCCGTCTCTCGCAGACATCGTCCAGGCCCTCGGGCCACGGCAAATGGTCCAAGTGGTCGTGATCACCGCAGGCGGGGTCAAGTACGCATTGATCGGGCCCGTGATTCAAGACCCACGGGCCACGGAGTTCAACGAAGTGACAGAGATTGAGTTCGGCGACCTCATGCCCATGGAAGTGGCAGCCAAGATGCTGTCAGGTGACCACAGGGAATGGCTGGGGACGGGGTTGCAGTGAACACGGAGCACGGACCACGGTGCCCGGTTGGCAGTTGCTGGCCGGGCGTTGTTGTTTGTGGGGTGTGGTGTGTAGGTCACGGTGGACGGGAGATGGGGGTTTACCCCAGGGGAAGGGAGCGGGGATCACGGATCACGGGGCAATTACGGGGTTTGTATAGACTTTTTTAGGGTAAGAGTGTTTTTTTATTTTTTTTTTGAAATTAGACGTAATAGATGTAATGGTGTAATAGTTCAATGAAATCAATAGGTTATGAGAACACGGTTCATTACACATGGTCAAGAGATGTAATTCACATAAAATGCGCGCGCGGGCGTTTTTTTGAAAAATAAAAACATACATCTATCAAAAAAAGATATATAAAACCCCGAATTTGACCTTGGAGAGGCTCTCGTTGCGTTGGACGTGGATTTGTTGCACAATGTAGGCATGAACATCGACAAAAACATCCCCCTGCCTGGTGGTGGCGACCCCCGCCAGCGCTACCCATTCGCTGACATGGCCCTTGGAGACAGTTTTCTGATCCTGGACAAGGACTGGCTCAAGAACCTGCGGAGTGCCGCCTATATGTACAGTAAACGGCATCCAGGGACCCGGTTTACCTGCCGCCGGTACGGCGAAGGCTGGCGGCTGTGGAGGGTTGCCTGATGTCCACGAACAAGGACGAGAAGTTCTTGGCGGGGAAGAACCTGGGGGGAAGGCCTGCGGTCGTTGAGGCCCGGGTGACCGCACCGGTCAAGTCCCACAAGCCCCGAGTCCTGACACCCCAGGAATGGAAGTTCGTGGAAGAGTTTTGCGCGGGCGATGGCCACGTCACCTTGAAAGAGGCCGCCCTGCGCGCCGGGTACAGCGAGGCCTGGGCGAAGAACCGTGCACGTGAGCTGACCGACCCGGAGATTTGCCCGCACATTGTCGTGGCGATCCAAGAGCGCCGCCGCGAACTGGGCGAAAAGTACGGCACGACCTTTGAGCGCCACATGCGAGACCTCCAGGTCATCCGCGACCAGGCGCTGCAGGCTGGCGCATATGGCGCGGCCGTCCAGGCTGAATATCGGCGGGGCCAAGCCCTGGGCACGATTTACATCGAGCGCAAGGAAATCCGGCACGGCACCATCGACAGCATGAGCAAGGACGAAGTGCAGCGCAAGCTGGAAGAGATCAAGCGCTTGTACGGTGGCGCGGCCGCTCTCATCGTGGATGTGACCCCCAAGCAAATCCAAGAAGAACCCGAAGAGGAAGAACCAGATGGCCCTGAAACCGGAAGCGAACCTGTACAAGAGGGTGCGGGAAAATATCCCAAACTGCCATTTCACCCGGATTGAGTCTCGGGTTAACCTGGGCATTCCGGACTGTCTGCTGGCATTCCCCCATGGGGTGTTTGTCATGGTCGAGCTGAAGGTGGTCAAGCGCGGCCGCAAGGTCAACCTGTCGCCGCACCAGGTGGCCTTCCACATCAAGCATGCCGACCTGCGCTGCCCGACCTACATCCTTGTTCAGTATCACCCGGCCGGCACTGCGCATGCCAGCAAGTCCGAGCTGCTGCTGTACTGTGGCGAGCAGGCCATTGACCTGGTCAACCTGGGCATCGATACCCCCGCGATGGCCCGGTGGCCATGGACGGGGATCAGCTGGGCTGAGCTGCGGAACCATCTTGTGGACAGTTGACTTGTATGCCATGGTTGTGTTATGGTGGCCCTGGGCGAATAGCTCGCCCTTAACCACAGAAAGAGAGAAAGACATGCCTTATGCGACGTTCAGAACGCCGCGCGCTTTACCGCGCGTTAAGCCGACCATTGCCGAAACCCCCCGACAGTGCACAAAGCCGTGGCTTGATTGCCAAGTTGCTAGGCTTTTGGCTGTTCCACAAAATATTTGGCGGGGACAGTTGACAAGTTGATAAAAGTAGATTTACAATGCAACCGTGCCAGGCATTTCGCCAGGCCAAAACCTAGAAAGCGAGAAAGAACATGGAATTCAACACGATTATGCAGGCCCTGGTTAAAGACATGGCCGAGCAGCTGCGCCCGATGGTGCGCGAAATGATTCAGGCCGAGCTGGTCACCGGCCACCTGGACCTGGCCGCTATTGCCGAAAACATCAACCTGGCCCAGCTGGCGGGACACCTGAGCATGGGCGACCTGGCCGCCGAGCTGACCGACAGTCAGCTGACCATCATAGCGGGCGACGTTGACCTGGCCGACCTGGCTAGCGAATTCGACGCGGACAAAATCGCCGAGAACCTGGACATAGATAGCGCGATCCGGACATTTTTCGAAGACAACCCCGCGACCCTGAGCTTTTGAGGTGGCCACCATGAAGACACAAACGAACATCCAAAAAGTGAATTACCTGATGACAATGTACCCAGGTGACCCCTTGACCCAGGCATTCATTCTTGAAGCCGTGCGTCGTTATGCGGCCGAAGTGGTCGACGCGGGCCCGCCTGTCGATAATCCCCGGGCGATCATAAGCCCGGCGGCCTGGCATGCCACGGCCAAAGGGATAGCGGACCAGCTCGACCACTGGCGCGACCAGTGACCCCAAGACAAGACCCGGCCGCGTGCCGGGTTTTTTTATCGGTGGATAGTTGACAAGTGGATAAATGTTAGATTAAAATTCCAATCAGGCCAGCAACCCGCCCGGCCAGCAACCCAGAAAGCGAGAATGAAATGATCAAGACCGTTAAAAATTCCGGCAACAAAAAAACCGGTCCTATCGCGGTAACCTATCGCGCCGGCGGCCACAATGTTTTCGGCACGTGCCCAAAATCGTGCGCATTGAATCCCCAGGGCGATCACGCGGCCGACCTGGTCGACGTTGATTATTTGGCGGCCGTGCGTCAAGCCGTGCCCCGTAATGGTCAAGCCTGGGCTTACTCGCATTTTGCGGCCGAGCTGCTGCCCGTGCCAGCACCTGGCGAGACTGTCATAAATGCGAGCTGCGACACCATGGCCGACGCCCTGGCCGCCGTGGCTATCGGCCGCCCGGCCGTGGTGGCCGCCCCGACCGGCACGGTCTGGCCCTATACCCTGGACGGTGTGCGCTTTGTTCAATGCCCGGCCGAGCTGGCCGACAATTTCAGCTGCGCCCAATGTGGTAACGGCCGCCCGTTATGCGCACGCGGGGACCGGGATTATGTGATTGTTTTTGTCGCGCACGGTAGCGGCCAGGCCCTTGTCGGTGCTGATGCACCTGGCGGCTGTTACGGTAACGCGGGCCCGGTTCGCCTGGCCTGGGAGAAAACCAAGACCGGCGGCCACCAGGATGACGCGGCCGAGCTGCAGCGCTTCGCCCGCTCGCTGCCGCCTGGCTCGCTGCTGCGCCATCACATTGTTGGCGACCTGGGCCTGGTCAAATAAATTTATTTTGTTGACTTGTTGACAACCTAAAAAACTTTAGACTAAAATTCAACGACCGGGCGATTTTGCCCGGTCACAACCTAGAAAGCGAGAATTTACCATGGCTCACATGATCGACACCACCACCGGCCGCGCTGCTATTGCATACACCGGCCAAACCCCCTGGCATGGCCTGGGCCAGGCCCTGACACCTGGGGCCAGCATTGACACCTGGACCCGTGAAGCCGGGTTAGCTTATGACGTGATCGAAAGCCCGGTTCAATA